GGATGTCAGCTCGCAAAGCCCAAATCGCGTCGATGCCCTGGTTTGGTCGATCATTGAGGACATGGAGCCCAGCGTTGTCTCGGGTGCTCACGTTTAAGGAGCTAAGATGCCGCCACCTGATTTTGAAGTTGAGAAAAAGCTCGGAAAACTTTTGAGCGATGATTTTGTAAAGGCCCAAGAAGAATTCTTTAGAGACCATCCGAATATTTCAAAGATTCAAAAAGCCATGGTGATCGCTTTTGCCATGGCCAACATTATGGGCGAGTTTAAGAAAACTCTCTAAGGAGCCATCATGGCCAAAAGTTTTTGGGACGGCATCAAGGGCGGCTTTCAAAAGGCCGCAAGCTCTTATGCCACGAGCGGGAGCTTTGGCCAAGCTGCAAACTCATTCTGGATTTACACCACAGATTATTTTCTGCCCAATAAGCAAAGATTTCAGGTTGACGGCGGGCGCTATGGTGCTAGATATGAGGCGCTGCGGACTATTGAGCAAGCCGAAGAGTTTGCAATTGCCGTGAATGCGATCAGCCGGGAAGTTGGGGCATCGGATTGGAAAGTTGAATTGAATGCGGACAAGACGCTTGAGCCAAAAATAATTGATGATGTGGATGCACCCGTAAATGTTTTGCTTAACCGTCCCAACGGACTCCATTCTTGGCAAAGCTGGATCGAAACGGCCATCTGGATTTTGTTACCCACCGGCAATCTCTACATCCTGAAAGATCCCTTGTCGATGGCAGGAACACCTATGGCCTTATGGATCCTCCGAAGTGACCGCACCCAGCCAATCCGCGATGATTTCCCAACGGCACCGATCCAAGGGTATTTGCATTATGCCGAGGATGGCCGCCGATATGTCTTTCCCCCTGATCGGGTTATCCATATTAAGTTGCCGAACGCCTACACCGATTACCAAGGCTTGGGCATGGTCCAACTCCTACAGCAAAGCCTTGAGATGGATTTCCGCTCGATGGAATCAAACATCCAAATGTTTCGCCAGGGTGGCCGCCTTTCCACGGTGCTCGAGGGACTTGATGAGGATGCCGATAAGCTCAAGGAGATGAAAAACAAAATCATCGAATCCCACATGGGCAGCGAGAATGCCCACCGAGTTTTGTTGCTTACAGGAAACGCCAAGCTCAACACACAGGCCAACGGCTCCCAGCCAAAGGAAGCAGATTATAAAGTCACCCGCGAAAGCGTGAGCCGAAACATTGGCGGCATGATGGGCGTGCCTCCGATGATCATGGGGATACTCGGAGATGTGAACCGAGCCACGGCCACGGTCCAGCAACAACTTTTCCTCAAGAACGCCATCTGGCCGATGATGCAGCGCCTTACTCCGGCCATGAACGACATTGTTAAGCTCTTCAATCCTGAATTTACTTTCGTGTGGCCTCGCGTCGATGTGATGGACCCTGAGACCATGGCCGTTATGATGAAGAATGGATTGGAAGGCGGAGCACTCTCTCCCAATGATGCTCGGGAGAAATTCCTCCAAATGACTCGCGTTAAAGATCCGGCGATGGACAAGCATTATGTTTATGGCATGCAAAGCGTGATCGAGGAAGGCGTTGGAGCGATTGCTCAAACAAAATTGGCGGCATCAATTCAGGCAGAGCAACCCAAGCCAGCACCCGCCGCACCTGGAGCACCGAAGCCAGCCGATGCCGTTGCCAACACTTCGCCGCAACCGCACATTCCAGCGCCTCCGCCTGGAAAACTTTCAAAACCTCCAGCACTCACCAAGAAGAGCGTCAGCTCTTTTCCCAAAGGCACTAAGAAGCAACGCCGGATCTTAGATGCCCTGAAAGCCGCCCGGCCAAAGATCGAAAAGGAAATTGCTCCGATTTTTGAGAAACACATCAAGGCTTTTGGATCCAAGGCCGCCACGGCGATGCTCGCTAGGCACAAAGGCAAAGCCATCGGTAAGAAGAGCATCCATCCTTTGATCGGCTCGATGCTCAAGGCCTATGATGATAGCGGGACCACGGCAGGAATCCAAAGCGATGCCCAAGACGCCTATCTTGTCCAGATAGCCACGGCGGCCCAGGATGCCAGTTCAATATTTGAAATCGACATGAGCGCATTCACCGAGGACAGCCCCGAAGTTGCGGACGTGGCCTTGAGCTTGGCGCAGCGCGTGAAGTGGATGGATCAGACATTGAAAGATAAATTGGCGGCCTTGATCGAGGAAGGTGGCCAGCTCGGCTTAAGCCCTTATGAGATCGCCAATGGAACGGCGGATGGCTCCTTTACTGGAATCACCAAGACTTTTGAAGGCATCGCCAAGGAGCATGCCCAGCTGATAGCTCGCACCGAAGTGGCCCACCTCCAAGACGCCATCAATACCGAGGCGTACAAGAAAATGGGAATAACGATGTGCGATGTGATTGGATGCGAAGATTTCGTTATCATGGATGGTGAGATTTACGGCTGCAATTCTCAAGATGTGCCAGTGTCAGCCTTACCAATAAACTTTCATCCAAACCACAACGGAGCGGTGGTGCCTCAAGCCGGCAAAGAGGAAAAGCTCCCAACGATTGATTATTCCACGGGCGAAAACATCCCATTGGAGGATTAACCATGGAGTTGTGCTGCAAATGTCCAAATCCTGTAAGAAGACTTGGGCAAAGATATTGCCTTGCCTGTCAAGCCGAAGCCCAGCGGAGGCACTATTATAAAAAGCAGCAAGAGGCCAAAGTGTTCCACGTGGAACAATCCCAAAAGGACAAGAATAAGAAAGCCTGAAACAACTTTTTGACCGATGTTGAGAACCTGTGATTAAATCACCTCGTTGAGCGGACGAGGTTGAGCCGCTGGAAATTCTGGCGGCTCTTTCTTTTTTAGGCCACAAATGCCCGCAACGTTGGATCCAACCAAAAGATTTATCGGCGCCCATGTAAAGGCGGTTGGAGAGGTTGCAACGGATGCGCCCTATGGCTGGGTTGAGGGAGTGGCAAACGCTTTTGAAGTTGATCGTTACGGAGATTTGGTTTTGCCCGAGGCCCTGGGCGCAGCGGTTGACAAGTACATGCGGAATCCGGTGCTCAGTTTCGGCCACGGCATCGACGGAAATCCAGTTGAGGGAACTCTCCCCGCTGGCACGGTCTTAAACATCACGCAAGACGGAAGTGGCAACACAGTGTTTCGAGCTCGCTGGGCTGGCACAGCCGATGCCCAGAAGGTACGCCAACTTTATAAAGACGGCGATATGCGGGCTTTCTCGATTCACTTTCTGCCTTACGGTGACAGCCTGGAAAGCCGGGCCCCTACGGCGGATGAGGTTGCCAAGTTTCCTGGCGTGCAACGAGTGATCACGAGACTTGAGCTGATTGAGATTGCATGCGCGGTAGTGCCAGTGAATGCGGGCAGTCTGGCCACCTCAGCAAAGAGCCTCAATACCAAGTTGATGCAGCCGAAAAAACTTTCTAAGCCTTTCTCTTTTGGAGCACGAGCCATGGGCAACAAATCCATTTTGACAAGCGATGCACGCAAGGCGATCGACGGAGCCCGGAGCGCCTATGAAGAGCATGTGAAAGCCCTCGGCGGCATTGCCACCCATTTGGAAGAGCTGGCGGCCAGCGGCGAAGGCGAAGAGGCGGACCATGGCGCAATGTGTACCAAATGTCATGCTGCATTCACCAAGGCGATGGAATCCCACGAAAAATTAGGCGAGTCCATCAAGAGCATGCACAAGGCCGTCACAAATCAGGATCTTGAGGATGAGACCGAGCCAGCAACAGACGGAACCGATCCGAAAAAGGATGAGGGAGCCGCTGGCGGTGCCGATGGGGATGCGGACGATGGCGGCGATGGATCGGCCCCGCTTCCCACCGATCCCGAGGCAAAGGCTTTTGTTTTGAGGATGCGTCAAGGTTTCTCAGCGAAAAAGTAAACTTTCATTGACCGAGGCCGCCCATCGAGCCTCAAACCACGGAGAATAAAGTCATGGCCCTTTCATTAGATCAAGTTGCGATGCTCACGGCGGATGAGGTTAAGCGCAACCTCGCCAAATCCAAAGTTGAGACCGTCAAGGAGCTCAAGGCCTTGGTGCCTTCCCTGATCGCCGATGCGCTTGGCACGGGTGCCCCTGGCTTCAAAGCTCTGAGCGAAGCGCTTTATAAGGATGTGCTCCAGCGCATTCCCCAAGCCTCAGTCTTTGAAAAAGCCAAAGGCAAGGATCACAATTCCGAAACGGGATTGCGGAGCCTGAGCGACAAGCAAGCGGATGAGATGGCCAGGGATATCATGTACACCCTGACACCCGCTGCCCACCGTGAGGAAATGTTCCGTGGCAAAGGAGCAAAGGCCTTGAGTGTGGCCACTGGCTCATCGGGCGGATACACCTTGCCCGAGGAATTCGTTGCCGAGGTTGCCCGCAAGCTCGTGCATATTTCCACTTTCCTTGGATCATGCCGAGTCTGGAGCGGTGTGGAGATGATCGGCAAGATGCCCCGTGAAACTGGCACAGTCTCAGTGACTATCGCCGGAGAATTGGTGACTCCCGCCAACACCCAATTTGCTCTCGGCCAGATCACATGGGCCCTGCAAAAGCGCATGGCCTTGACCAACCTTCCCCAAGAGCTTTGGAAATTCTCTGGCATCGACGTGCTCAACTTGCTGGCCACGATGTTTGCCGAGCAATTCCAAAAGACCGAGGACAACTATTATCTCAACGGCTCAGGCTCACAACAGCCCATGGGCTTGCTCACCAACCAAAGCGGCATGAACACGCTGACCATTGGCGGAGCCTCCCTGGCCTGGCAGGATTTCGTCAAAGCAAAGCATGCGATCAAGAGCCAGTACCGTGTTGAGAAAGGCAATTGCATCTGGATGATGAACAACAACACGATCTCCTTGGCGGGCCAGCTTTCGGACGATCAAAACCGCCCGATATTCCAAGACCGCGGCCCCTCGGGAATCGCCGGGCCCACGATCCCGCCGCAAACCATTGGATTCATTGAAGGCTATCCGGTATTGGAGAATCCTTACACGCCGGGACCTGTGACCGAAGGCCCCGTGACCGCCTCAAGCTTGGTGGTATTCTCGAACTTGATGCGCGGTTACTACGCCTTCAAGGGCCAGAGCATGGAAGTCAAGACCTCGGATCAGGCCTTTGACGCCTTCATCAACGATGGCCTCTATACCCGGGCCATCGACTTCTTCGATGGCAAGCCAGCCATCCCCGAAGCCACGGCGATCCTCACGGGCGTAAAGTAAAGCGCCCGTAACCCTCAACCTCAGCACTGGAGTTAGACCATGGGAAATTTAACAGGAGTGGCGGGCGGCGGAAGCTTCCCCGAGCAAATCAAGAATGCCGGAGCCTCAACCGTGGCGGGCACTGAGCCTGCCGCTGGCACTCCGGTGCTTTCTCCGGCAAGCCAGAATGCCAGCTTCAACACTGGCGGCATCTTGCGGCTTGGAGCCAATGCGGCCATTGCTCGCGTGATGAACGGTGCCATTGTCGCAGGCGCAACTTGGACGCTCACTTGCCAGCATTCAAACGATGATGGCGTGACCGATCCCTATACCGCCTTTCCGGCTGGATCACAAGGCTTTGTCAAAACGGATGAGGGCTATGTTGCCAGCCCAGCAAGCGCAGCGGGTGCCATCTCGGCGGCCAACACGGATTATTTCCAGTCCGTTGATTTGCGCCAAGCCAAGAAGTGGATCCGCTGGGCCTTCACTCTGGCGGCTGGCACGAGCTCAACGCTGGCCATGGATGTGAAGCTGGGTGCCTATGACACCTTGCCCACGAAAGATTACTAAGTCACTCGAGCGTAAAGCTCACGGAATTAGGGGCGAGGCCCGGCCCAAGTGGGTCACGGTCTCGCCCCTTTTTTTGAACCCACGGAGGAAGTATGAACGAAGTGCAAGAAGCGAGGTTTAAGGAGCACAACCGCATTCACGCCGCTGGAAAAGTAACCCGCCTGCAAGTCAATCCCAAGGGCGCCGATCTCCGCGAGTTGATCAATGGCACCCTGAAATCTTTTAAGGCCGGAGAGGTCTTTGATCATCCAGCCCCTTTGCGGGTGGCTCAGTTGCTCGAGATCCAGCCGCCACTCGTTTTCCTTTCCAACCTTCCAACCGAAGCCGAAAAGGTTACTTCCGAGAACGAGGATAAGGTTGCCGTTGATTTGGCAATGGATGAGTTGCGCGAAAAGGCCAAGAAAATCATCTTGGGCCGAAAGGAAAAGCTCGGAAAACTGGACAAGATGCTCCGTGGCATGACAAAGGACGTGCTCCAGGCCGAGGCGGACAAGCGCGGGCTCAAAGAGTTGGGCGATAACCTGGAAATTGTTATCGCCGCCATTCTGGCCGATGAAAAGGTTAAGCTCGAGCAAGCGGACTAATCATGCCAATTCCCGCCTATTGCACCGTCACCGATGTGGCCAGGGCCGCCGCCAAGTTTCAAGCCTTGACGGCGGAAGAAACCACACGGGCCACGGATGCAATAGGCCAGGCGCAAGGGCAGATCGAAACTATGACAAGCGCCTTTTTCTACCAAAAGCATTTGCAAGTGATCACCGAATCCATGCACCAAAGACAGGTAAAGCTATTTCTCCCATATCCTTGCATTAGTCTGGACGCCAACGGCGTGACTGAAAACGGTACAGTGCTAGTGCAAGGATCGGATTTTTTGCTTTATCAGCCGATGGACGGGCAGGCAAACCCCAAGGGGCCCGGCTGGATTGAAAAGGTTGTGCCATCGGTCTTTCCGTATGACTTCCAGCAATTTCCATCTTTTTGGACAAACAACCAGCAAGCCGTTTCTATCTCTGGCCAATTCGGTTACGCCGTGGTGCCGCCTGAGATCGTTAAAATGACTGCCTGGTTGGCGGCCCGCCTCTTGGGATGGATCACCTTCACCTTTACCAAGGCGGATGGGGTTTCAAAAGCGGCAATGGATTTGGGCGTGCCATATTGGTGGCTCCGAGGCCTTAAGAATTGGCGCACGAGCCACTTGGATGAGCAAGTTTTCATCCTTACGGCCCTGGCATGACAGTAGGTTACGAGGCGCAGCTCTTCGCTCAGGTGGTGGATACACTCAGGGCCGCCGGGCCCGCCATGAGCATCCCTGTGGATCCTGCTAGGGTGTTTCAAGCCAACGTGCCAGACATGAACGCCCAAAACCCAACCTTGGCCGTGAGGTTTCCACAAGGGCCATACGATACGGGATCATGGGCGGCCTCGAGCAACAAACGCAACGCAATTTTCATTGTTGAAGTGGGTGTGATCGCCAATCTTTCCTCGGACGGATCGCACCCTTATGGAGATGCCACTCACCCGGGCATCTTGACTTTGACGGCGGATGTGAAAAACGCTTTGGAAAATGATTTCAATACCTTTAGAGCGGCTTGTCCTCAGATGGTGGATTACCAACTCACCACAACATTTTACGTGAGCGAGGATGTGAGCATTGCCAGCGCGACGATAACCATAAATTTTGCCGTCCGCTTCCCAATGGGTGGGCGTTAAGGAGAGACCATGAAAATAGTTTTTGATCCTGGCGAGACTAGCAGCCTTGAGGAACGCAGCGTTTCATACGAGGGGAAATCCATCATCTTTAAACGTGGCGAGCCGGTGCTCGTGGTCAAAGAGCTTGGGGATCTGCTTTTGCTGGCTCCAAACAATTTCAAGCTTGCCGAATAACTCTTCAACTTTTAGGGGGGCGTCATGCCCGGATTAGGCCACAGAGGATGGCTGGCATTGGCCGGCGAAACAGCTTTTGCAAACAACGTACCCAATGCTATTGGCCGGGAATTCATCGCCTTCACCTCGGAAAACTTCACGAGCATTCCTGCCTATATTTGGCCAGAAGGCGTCCGGGCGGAGCGTGTCACCCGCCGCAAGGTCCAGGGCGCTGTAAAAGCTCACGGAACTTTGGCTTGGGAAGCGGATGTTGAGGATGGCATTGGCATCATGCTCAAGAATACCTTGCCGCTTGAGCAATTCACCAACCTTGGGCCCGGCAATGGCGGCCTCCACGTTTTCACGGTTGGTGATCTCCAATTGCCGCCGAGCATGTGCTTTAGGATCAACCGGGATACTATCGCCGATGCGACCAATGTTTGGGATTATGTTGGCGGGCGTATGAAGAAATTGAGCTTTGCCGCCGCCGAAGGGCAATTGCTCAAAATGACGGCGGATATCAGCTTGCAAAAGGGCACGCCTGGCGCTGGGCTTTTGGCTCCAGCCTACACCACGCAGAATCCTTTGGTTTATCATCAAGGCACGGTTACAGTATCGGGAGTTTCGGTGCCCGTGAAATCCTTCAAGATGGACATTGACACGGGCTTGATCGAAGGCCGCGGCCAACTCGGAAGTCAGTTTGTACAGCAAATGCAACCAGGCATGTACAAGATTCAAGGCGAGCTTGATATTTACTTCGACAACATGAATCAGGTGAATCAATTCCTGAATGCTGTGGACGTGGATATTACCCTGAATTTCTTGGGCACAGCCTTGGGCACGAGCACTCGACAACTCAAGATCGAGATGCCCACGGCACAATTCACGGGAAACCCGCCCACCATCGGGAATCTCAATGAAATCATGATCAAGTTGCCTTTCACGGCCTATCGCTCAGGCAATGGCGGCATCAACAACATCGACGAGGCGGTGCAAATCTCCCTCTTGAACAGCGTCCAGCAATCGTTCTAAGGCGGTCTCATGACCGGCGAAGTCATAACCCTCACACCTAGCCCGGAGGTTGAAGCCCTGATCGCTCGGCTTTCAACCTTCCAGGCTAGGCAAGTGGCGGCCAGGATGGGCCCGGTATTCGCTCCCAAGCTCACCCGATGGCTCGTTGATCAATCCCAAGCCATGGCAGGAAGCGGCCCATTTTCAAAAGGCTGGCTTGCCCAGCCCACGCCGGACGGAATCCAAGTAACCAATAGTTTTGGCAAAGCCAAGTTTATCGAATTTCCAACCAAGCCGCATTTGATCCGGCCCACAAAACCCGGAGGCGTTTTGGCCTGGATGCCAGGGCGTGGGCCATTCTCGGCGGTCAAAGTGAGCGCCAAGACAAAGGCAAAGGCGGGCGTGGTATTCGCCAAGGTTGTGCATCACCCGGGCACAGGCGGAAAATACGTTTTCAAGACCGTGATGCTTGGGCGTGAGCCGGAGCTCGAGGCGGATCTAAATGCCGCAGTAAACGATTTGCTCATGGGAAAAGCCGGTGAATAAAAAACCCATTCAAAACTTAATTCCAGATAAGGACGAAACTATCAAAATGCTGGATAAAGTACGCCTAGGCCAACCCGTGGATAACGTCCTAGTGCTCCGTGGCGTGATCCAGATGGGTGCTTTGGCATCTGGCATGACTAAACAACAAGCCCTCCAAATGGCCTGCACGCCTGAATTAGATAAATTCAAAGTAAACTTCAAAGTGAAATTCTCCAATGGATGAGCAAACTTTAAATTGGCTTCTTACCTTTGGCGCCGAAACTGGCGGCCTCATTCAAGCTCAACAAGAGATTGAGGGCGTTGGGGTTGCTGGGGCGGAAGCTGGGGCCGTGGCCGCTGGAGGCTTTGCCGAAATGGGCGATGCCGCCCTGGCAGCCGGAACCATCACGCAAGAAGAAATGGCGGCTTCCATTGCCGAAGTAGAAGCTCTACAGATGGCTACAGCTGCGGCAGGACAGCAACAAGTTGTCTTTGGCGAAGAGGCTAGCGTTGCAGGAGAATTTGCCGCCGCCGCCGCTGAAAAGGTAACCCATCATCTTGAAAAAATGATGGTAACACTCTTCCTCGTTCAATTGGTGCTTAAGGGATTTGAAGAGGTTGTAAAAACCAATGAATCTTTCCAGCAATTAAAGGCATCATTCAGCGATCTTTCGGAAAGCGCGATCGACGCCCTTGGACCAGCCCTCACCATCGTGGCTAAGGCACTCACAGCAATCCTCACGGTTTCGGCTTCCATTGGGCCAGTGGTAAAAGGAAATTTCGAGCTTGTCATTGCCGTGGTAAAAGGAGCCGCAAACGAAGTCACCGGCCTTTTGCTGGCAATTGGCGATGTGGTTACGGGAAATTATGGCAAGGCGATCAAGGATATCAAAAGCCACAATGCCGATGCGATTGCCGATTTTAAGGGCGTTGGCGATCAGTACATAAAAGGCTTCAAGAGCGTGGAGCAAGGCTTTAAGGATGCCTATGATGGGCTTTACAACACGAGCAAGAAATATACGAAAGAGCAAGAGGGTGAACTGGCTTTGCGGGTAAAAGATGAAATCGCCCATAACAACGATCTGCTCAAAATCCGTATGGCTCAGGATGCGGAGCACCTTAAAAACAAGTACCTCAGCAATGCTCAGATCAAGGCTCTTTACCAAGATGAGGGAGATTTCCAGCTAGAGACTCTAAAGAAAAATGAGGATTTGGAGTTGCAAGTCCTCAAGGCCAAGCTGGCCGCCAAGATGATCACTATTTCTCAATACAACAATCAAGTTTTTGTGCTCGAGCAAGCCACGGCCTCAAAGGAGATTTTGCTTAAGGCGGATACGTCCTCAAAGAAACAGCGCATTGACGATGCCGAAACGGATGCGATGCTCAAGAATATTGAATCCGTGAGCCAGGCAGGGGCTCAGGCTTTCGCCAAGACGCTCCAGCAAACCCACGATCTTGAGGATGCCACCCGGGCGGCGGCGGGAGCCATGATCAAGACGGCAGCGGATGAGGCCGCCAAGATGATCGAAATTAAGGGCCTTGAGGCGGCGGCCCAGGCCTTTCAACAAGCCCCCAATATTTATGTTGGTGCCGCTGAGGCGGCGGGAGTCCTGGCTTGGTATTCTGGATTGGCGGCGGGAGTTGGAGCCGTTGGCGGAGCTCTTTCAAGTGCTGTGAGCGGCACAAGCTCATCATCCGCCAGCACCTCAAGCTCTGCAACGGCTAGCACAACGAGCACCACAGCCACACCCACAAGCTCCACAGCGGCTCAGGCGGCGGCAACGGCGGCCTCTGGCGCTGGGGGTGGCGGGACAGGTCCAGGCGTGCTCAATCTTACGATACTTTTGGATAGCTCAATAATCGCCAAGGCGATCAATCAAATGAGCTACAACGGCCAAATGTCCATTTCTATGAAATGTTTGGTGCCTTAAATGCTGATCATGTATAAAAACGCATTGGAATTAGGTGGCTCGGTGGTGGCGAGCTCGCAAAATGTCTATTTCCCAGCCTCAAACATTTTGAGCAATTTGGCAAGTGACGTTTGGCGCTCAGGGGCAACCCTGGCGACGGAAACCTTGACCATCACGCTTGATCGCAACTACAACAACGAAACACTTTACCTTGTCTTACACGGCTTTGATTTCACCCATGTTACCGCCTTGACCTATCAGCTCGGAGCCTTAGGAGCCGTCCCGATTGTGGGATATACGAACGGAGTGGCCTTTGTCACGGTGATTGCGGTCCCGGCGATCAACGAAAACACCTTGGTACTCACCTTCACCAAGGATATGGCCGCCAACTATGTGCAAGTGGGAAAGATTTTCATTGGAAACGGTTTTGACAATGCGCCGGTGGATGAGCCAGACAAGAACGGATATCACCACGAGTTTTATGAGGGCATCAACAAGGATTACAGCATTGCCGGCCAGAAATTCTCCGAGGGACGTTACCAATCCTGGCATGGATCAATTGATATCCCATACATCCCCGATCAGGTGATGCACGATACTGTCAGGCCATGGCTCCAGACGGTGGGCACGTTCCAACCATTTTTCATCATGGTGGACAATTACGCCAACAATGGCCTCGGCCCGGAGGCATTGGCATCCGATCAATTAGCTCAAGTGAGATATGTCACGCTTTCCACAGTGGCAAAGGAGAGTTTCGTTTTCTATGGTGAGCTTGGATATTATTGGAAATTGAGCCTCATGCTCGAAGAGCAACTATGACTTTGCCAGGCCAGCCAATTGACCCAAATCCTCCGGCATCCCTTTCCGCTGCGGTTGCCCGCTCGGTGGCTTATCCGATATTTTGCCTTGAGATAACGGCGGGCATTCAGGCATTCACTTGGATGCTCAACGGCGGAGGTTACTATACATACGCCCTCGGCGATGGCACTGGAATTTTCAATGATTCGGTTGATGAGATTGTGGCGGTTTACTTCAATGGCACAAAATTAACGCAGGTTTTCACCCTTGGCGCTTTGGTGCCAGGCTCTTGGATGTGGGATTTCAACAACACACGGGTGGCCATGATTGCGCCTGGCTCCGTGGATCCAAAGATTGCGGGCACAACCGTGGAATTGCTGGCGATGTACCGAATTAGTGATGTTCAAACGGATATCAACGGCAAGAAGTGGAGGCCATGGCTGATCGGCATGCCATCCCTTCAAAACAGAGTTACCACGGATTTCAACGGGATCACTCAGATTGGTGGCGGCAAAATGACCATCCAAAACGAGTTGATGGCCAGCGGAGCCCATTACTTTGATTCAAGGCTGCATCACAATTGGGATGCGGGCTCTTGCGTTCTCTATATGGGAGCCTCTGGACTTTCTTGGGCTCAATTCCAAACCTTGGCCACCTGGACCCCTTCAAGCGCGGCCCTGGACGATAAAAACTTTATCCTCAACATCCAAGAGGCAAAGGTTTTGCTCGATGCCCTTTTTCCTCCAGTGGTCTACAACAACATTCAATATCCCAACATCGACCCCAACGCCATCGGCAAGCCGGTGCCTTATGCCTACAACGTGCTCCATGGCATTGCACCGATCCTAATTGATCAAGTGAATCTTGTTTTCCAAGTGGCTGGGCATCCCATCTTTAGTTTTGATGGTGTCCGAGTGCTCAACAAGACAACTGGAATTTGGGAAGTCAAAAACTTTTTGAGTACCAATACGGCCACGGCTCAATTCACGATGAGCCCAGGCGACTACGCCATCGGTGGGAAAATAGTTGTGGATATCTCTGGAAAGAAAAAAGCAAATGGGCAATTGATGAACAATCCCGCTGATATCGTTGCCGATGTGTTGACACAATTTGGCCAGCCAATTGATGCCACCGGATTTGCAACCGCTGCGGCTTGGTATGATATTGGATATGACAACACGCTTGCCAAAAATCGCGTGTGCGTCCTAAGCCCAAGCCTTTATCTGGATGCTCAAGCCAAATTGATTACCACGCTCAATGAGGTTATGTCTGAGGTCCGGGCCTACTTGACGGCCAATAATTTGGGCCAATTTACCATGATCCCTTTTAGGTGCTATCAAGTTTCAACCTTGCCGCTCTTGAGCGACAATAATGTTTTGGAGCCCAAAGGTTTCATGATAGATGGCTCTGGAACCTCAAATTTCAGGGTACAAGCCGGATCGAAAATTACCCAAGCTCAAGTGAATTTCGATATCAAGGCGGATGAAAATACCCAACAAACCGTGACATTTAATAGCACCACGAATCTCTACACTCGTAATTTGGGCGTGCATGTTCCCAGCATCGTTAATTCATTTTTCACCAATGTGCAAGATGCAATGTACTTGGCCCAAGCTTTGGTCAATGAGTATCGCATTGATCCCTATATTTATTCATGTTCTGTGAAATGGGCTGCATTCCAATGGCGGCCAGGCCAGCACGTTCACGTTGTTTCAGCTAGGCACAATATCGACGTTGTTTGTGAGATTATCCAAATAACTATCGACCTCACAAAACATCAAGTCGATATTGTGATGAACAATTTGAGGGGATTTGAAGAGGCGAGCGGTTTTTGGGTGGCGGATGCAGATACTACGCCAAGCGGGGCCTCTTTAGTCTGGCCGCAAAACGGGCAACTTTCCGATCCGAGCGAGACACAATACAGGCGGCACCAGGCCGGCCATTGGCATGGCGCCGATGATTTTGTTTTGCCAGTGGCCACAGCAACAAAACCAAGTGACTTAGATCACGCCGTTTCGAGGTGGCAATAATGCCTAATTGGGTAAATCTCACAAATCCGAATCTCGGCGATCCAACTCGCTTGGCGCTTTATCTGGCCATGATCGGCGATCTAAATTACCTCTTTGCCTTGCTCCAGATTGCCAAGGGCACGGGCATCATCAATGGATCATTTGAAATTGATGCGGCTCCAAATTCTAATGTTGCCCCTTCCAATTGGGTTCTCAATCTTGGATCAGGAAATTCATGCCAGCTTGAGAATACGGCGGCCAATGTCCATCATGGCGGACAGGCATTCAGCGGCACAAATCCAGGGGCAAACGTTGGAGGCGTTACCCTTACCACGGGCGATTTCTACGCCCTCGGCGAGCTGGACCGCGTTTTTATTGAGTGGTGGTTTAAAACTTCGGTGGCCACAACCACAAATCAGGCCTACATCATTTGGTACGATTACGCCCAAAATTTGGTGAGCACCACAACGCTGTACAATTTATCCGCTGGAAATCCCACAGCATGGGCGCATTACGGCTTTGAGGCCTCGGCACCGACCACGGCGAGATTCTTTAAGCTTCAATTTGTCTTAGTGAATAGCACCACGGCGGGCACGAGCTTCATTGATGGGATCGTGGCCGAGCCACGCAACGCAACCGATGCCTCGGTTTTTCAGGGAGCCGGGACCTATCTTTATTTCCCGAGGAAGGGCGGCACAAAGGTTCTTGGGCGGCTTTACGGGGCCGGTGCTGGCGGTGGCGGTGGCGGTGCAACATTCAATGGCAATGCGGGCGGTGCGGGAGGCAGTACTTATATTATTGATGTTGGCAAATTGGCCAGGGGCGGAGCTGCGGGAGGCGTTGGAATTTCAACGGGAGCCGGCGGAGCTGCGGGAGTCCAAGTTTCAACGCCACTCATGACCACAGGGAATCCTTTGGGGCTTCAATACGCAAACTCTCAAACGGCGGCTACGGCGGGAGCTTCTGGAGGTGGGGGCGGGGCCGGAGGAAATGGCGGAGCCAATTGGATGGGAATTGCTGGAGGGACCGCTGGCAATGTTGGCCCAAAACCTGGATGCGGCGGCGGCGGCGGCAATGGTGCGGGAGGCGGGGGCGGGGGCGGGGGCGGCTCCGCTGGAGAATATGCCGAATGGGTGATCGACTTGAACGGAATTCAAATTCCGATTACTGTGGTTGTCGGAGCTGGCGGAGCTGGCGGCACAGGCTCGGGCGGTGGCGGTGGAAATGCTGGCGCAGGCGCGGATGGATTTGCCATAATACAGGAAATAGGATAATTCAACGCCTGGCATTGGGCCCGGCATTTTAAAGGAAGGTCAAGCCATGAAAAAAGTGATTCTGATTTTGCTGGGGGCAATGGTGACCTGTTTTACAGGACGTGCCCAGGCCACACCTGTGTTAGATGCAACAGGCTCAAGTTGCACAAGCGGCTCCATCACATCTTTGACGCTGCCTTTTACCTGTACAGGCACCAACTCGAACGGAATTTTGGTGGTGTATATGTCTTATAGCAACGGCGTGGGAAACAACCCATCCGTTGTCACGTATGGCGGGGTTTCTTTAACCCTTGGTCAAATTAGTACCGCTTTTAATAATGAGCAGGCATGGTATCTATTGAATCCGGCCACTGGTACTGCAAACGTCCAATTGAATTGGGGTGGCAATGTTAATCCGTGTGTGGGCATTGCTAGTTTTACCGGTGTAGTGGGAGTGAGCGCTTCCGCAGCAACCAATACCGGGGCATCAGCTAATTTATTTTCAAATTTCACCACAACGGCACCTTCTAGTTTGATTCTTTCTTTTTTGGCCGCAAACAAATACGCTGCTTCCCCTTTCACTGTGTCGGGAAGTTTATTGTTAACGGCAACTTCGGTTTCTGGAAACACAATGACAGCCGAAGAGTGGGACGCACAAGAAGCCGCTGCGGGTGTTTATCCTTTGGCCGTGACAGCATCGGTTAGTGGTGGCATGTGGCAGGGTTCTTTAGAAGTTTTGGCCTACAATTCACCAACATCCACAATTACGCCGACCACGACACCAACGAGCACGGTCACACCTACTTCGACGGCCACGCCTACGGCTTCACCATCTTTCACCATGACTTACGTGAACACGGCCACGCCTAACCCGACTCAGACGCCGCACACTGTGACCTTTGATAATGCCTCAATCCTCACCATGACAGCCGGCTCAAATGGATGGATCATGCCTTACACGGTTGGCACTGGGCCCAGCACGGCGTTGCTTGTCCATGTATTTATGCCACTTGGAAGTCAAACGGATTACACCAAGAGCGTAACTTATGGTGGAATTCCAATGGTTTCCATGGTGGCCAACCGTATCGGTACAGTTAGCGGCCATCCATATTCTTTGAAAACTTATTACTTGCTCGTGCCGCCAACGGGATCAAATAACATCGTTGTCACTCAAAGCGTTACCGAAGCAAGCGAAACGGTAGTTAGCGCTGAGAGTTGGTTTAATGTCTGGTACGTAGCCAATATGTCCGCCATCAATGCACCGATGATAAATGCCTTGTCGCAAACCTATTTCACGGGTGCGGCCAACGGCACGCTCACGGGATGTTTTGCGGCTTTTGATTCGGCTGGAATTACCACAATCAACATTAGTCCCTTTGTCACCAATCGAGCCATTTATTCGGTTGGTGGATCAGAAAATGTCTATATGTCCTTGGATGATGTGAGAAATTACAATCCAAACTCCGTGCCGATTTTCTGGAAGGTCTACGGAGCCAATCCTGATCCATTGATGATGCAATATACGGAGCTCGTGCCGCGATAAAGAAATAATCCATAGGGGCGGCTAGCATAGTGCCCCTATTTTTTAGGGTCCGCTTTGAAAAAGTTTTTGACAACTTTATTTCTAACAATGGCAGCCTTTGGTCTACGTGCCGATCCTATTTTGATTGGATCGAATAGTAAAATTGATACTACTTCGACCACATTTCATAGCCTTACTTACACCGTAGTGAATAAAAATAATTTTTTTACGGTGATGTTCACAGCGCATCAAAACCAGACAACCCTTGGAGCTGTGAGTGCCACATCCACCAATGGAACCTTCACTTTGGTTTCTGAAACAACCCAGGCAGGTGCGGCAGGAAGCCAGGCTGACTTATTGACTTGGGCACCGAGCAGTACCGGACTCAGCACAATCAATTTCAATGTACCGACGGGCCTAAGCACCCAGGCGGGATTAGGCGTGATTGAATGGTATGGCGTGTCAGGACTTGGACAGGGATCGGATAAAAACGGCGCCAATAATTCGACCTTTAACTTAACGGCTAGTGCGACCAACAAAAGTGAATTTGTTGTTACGAACTCGAATCCGAATAGCGGCTTTTCGCCAGATGGCCAGCTCACAACGCTTTTCAATGCCAACACGGAAGGCTATGGCGGATACATGGGCCCGGTGAATTCCGGACTTTGGTCTGTGACTCAAACGACAACCGGCGGTGCGGCCATTGGTCAAGAACTGCTTTCAGCTCCCACGCCCACGCCGACCAATACGCCCACCGTGACGCCTACGGTAACACAGACGTTTACTTATAGCCCGACTGCGACGCCATCATTCACCTACAGTCCAACCGTCACGCCGACCTATACGATCACCAATACTTTTACAGGAACGTTCACTGTGACTCCGACATGGACCGTGACCCCAACGGATACTTCAACATTCACGGTCACAGGAACCTGGACGCCAACTTTTACCATCACCTTAACTAGCACGCCGACGCCGACCTGGACCCCGACATATACCGCTTCACCCACAGGCACGCCAACATTTACCGCCACGCCCACAGCCTCACCGACTTTTACTGTTACCCCAACGGCAACCCCTACATTTACGGCAACTCCATCGGCTTCCCCTACGGCATCGCCAACATGGAGTCCAACGGCAAGCCCTACAGGGACACCCACGGGAACTCCAACCTGGTCGCCCACGGCCACGCCCAGTGGCACGCCGACCACAACGCCAACTCAGACATTTTTTGCTACACCAACATCAACGGCAACACCATCCTTTACGCCAGGCGTGGTCCTTTGCAATTCTACAATTCACCGATTCACGGGAGGTTTGCCTCAATCTTTTACAATGTCCTATAACGTGAGCTGTTCAAATTATGCCGTTCTAATCGTGCATGTGAATTCGGCGATCTCAGGTAGCAACTATGTGAAATCTGTTACCTTCAACAATCAGGCTTTAGTTAAGGCCGAGGTAAACAATAATTCTGATCCTGGCGGGAACTTTGCTGTACGAGGCACTCTGAGCACTTTCTATAAACTTAGGCCATATCCGGGTACGGCAAATTTAGTGGTCAATTATAATTCAGGTGTGAGCGATGTTGTTGTAGGCGTGATCAGTTATTCAAATGTGGAATCAATCACCAATTTAAGTGGCATAAATGCGTTTCTAGCCGGAACCAGCCCTGTGGTCCTGGCAGGAACCTTTTATACTGGACAGCCAGCTAGTTTTCTCACGGGATGTTTTGCGGCAACAAATTTGAATAATAATTCCTATTCTTTTGTTACGGGAGTGCCTGTGAGTACCCGGGCTAGTTTCAATAGCTCTGGCAGGGATATGCGTCTTGATGATCACCAAACAACCTCCCCAGGCCCTATCACTATCACTTACACAGCACAGGAAAATAGTTTTGTGAACAATTCCACGCTTTATGTCAATTACCTTGAGCTAGTACCAAGGTATTTCAAATAGGAGTGGCCATGCCCGAAGAACACGAGCAAGAAGAAGCGCGAAAGGATAGAAAGATCGGGCATTTTGTCCGGGCCCTTATTGATTTTTTTATCAAGGATCCAAAAATGATTCTTGTGGCGTTGCTCATTGCCTTAGTTGGATGGAGGCAAGCCAAGGAAATTTTATTGCCAGATTTAACCTTGGCAGGAACGGGAATAACTCAGGCTCAAGTTGAAAAGATTTCAACCGAAATCGCCAAAAAGGCATCCACTGAGGCAGCGCAGCGGGCCATTGAGATCAGCGATCAGCATTGGGCTTTGGAGTTTGCCAGGCTGGAAGGAAAAGTTGACGGTCTTGTTACAGCCTTCAAAACAAATCAAGTGGATGCTCGTGGACCCTGAAACAAGATTATTGCGGGTGTTGAATTCGTCCGTTAAGATTCAAGCTCATTAGGAATTAAACCAGCGGCCAAGGCTGCAAATGGAGGATGGTCATGATTAAAAGGATTTTGCTTTTCAGCGCGGCAATGCTGGCGTTTGTGCTCATGCAACCGTCGATGCCAGTGCATGCCAATACCACAACTCTCAACGTCACGGCTCCCTATGGTGGTCCCGCTGGCCGTCCAACCTCGGATGCCGCAAGCAATTTGAGGTTTGAAGGCCGCATTACCCGTGAAGTGGTGGATTGCAGTTTTGGCGTGAACTATCAATTTCTTTCGGGAACGAGCACGCCGATCAACGTTACCTCTGTGGCTGGCTTGGATCAAACAAACAGCAAATATGCTGGAAATTACCAAGCCCAAATTGTCAACAATGGCCTTTATACGATGGTGGCATGGGTGAGCATGACCCCCACGGCGATCAGCACCGGAGTTACCCAAACGGGTGGCATCGCCATTCCAGCCGGAGCAAGCGCAATTGTGAACATGGGCCAAAGGGATGGCATTACTTTGCATTTGCGAAGCCTCACAGCGATCACTGATACCGCTGGCGTTTCAATCTGCACTTTCTAAAAATTTAGACCATGAGCCAAGACCCATCCTTGCCCTCTCCAGCCGATTTAGCCTTTGGACGTTGTTTGCCATTGACGGATCGGCTTGAGGGCGGGAAGGGAAAAGATACTAACGACAATGGCGGATACACGGTCACGGGCTGCATTCAAAGCGATCTTGACGAATACAATAAAATTCACGGCCTAGCCCCAAGCCTCATTGAAAAAATAACCGAGCCAATCCGCCGAGCCATCTTTCGGGAATTATATTTTGATCGTGCTGGATGCGCTTTCCTTCAAGCTCCATTAGATTTCATTCTTTATCAATTCGCCGTCAACAAATACCCTTCCTTTGCCGTCAAAGAGCTTCAAAAAATTGTCGGCGCCAAGGCGGATGGGCAGATAAGCGAGAATGGCGAGACCGTCACAAAGTGCGCCAACTTTGGATTTCAAAAAGCCTGCCTTTTACTTTTGAATTCCCAACTTTCCCTTTACGTGGAAATCATCCGGGCATCGAATAGCGCCTTTCACGCCTGGCTAGGTGCTCATGATGATTTGGAAAAGCCACACGATCAGAGAGAGTTTGCGGATGGCTGGCTCAATCGATGTATCAATGCCGCATCCTTGGCGGATCTCACCTGGACCCCTGGGCCCTCAACTTTGGCCTTTTTGAATCAGCAACACGAAAATTTCAAGGCTGGAATTCCTCCAGCCTAACCCATCACGGAGGCAGTCAATGAATAAGCTCTATACCAAAGCAATGGCATTTCTTGTGGGCGACGCCGCGGCCAATTCGGATCGTGTCAAGGCTGGCGTCATTTCAACCGTTGGAATCATCGCCGTCCAGATCGCCGGAGCTTGCTCAGCTTGCGCCATGATCCTCACGCCCGCCGTAGTGCAAAACATTTCCATTGCGCTTGGTGGTATGGCGGTAACTTTGATCGCCGCCTTATCCAAGCGTGACATTGCTGTGCCGGGCCAATCAGTGCCCGGAGCGGCTACATTGCCAACATCCGCTGCGCCCAAGCCCTTAAGCCCTGAGCAAGCTTCACAGGCCGCCGCCTTCATCAAGCCAGGCGAATGAAACGGGCTCTCATACTTCCGGGCGGAGGCTCTTGGGGAGAGGTCCAGGCTGGAGCTCTTTTCAATCTTGAATTGCATGGCCTCTTAAAAGGGATCACGCATGTCTACGCCAATAGTGCGGGCTCCCTTAATGCCGGCATTTTGCTCAAGAGCCTCTTGGATCGTGGCAACGCCTCGTTACTCAAAGAGGCGTGGGATGCGATCACAAAGGATGAGGACGTTTACACTCCAGGATTTACCGCGGTGGCGCTGCATCCATGGGCTCATCCGATCTCGGAAGCGCAAATTTGCCACGGTCTAATCAACGGGCAATCTGCCTTTGACAATTCGCCGCTTCAAGCCTTGGTTAAGAAATATATGGGTGATACTTCGACCAAGGAAATTGAGGAAAAACTTGGGATCATTTACCGGGCTCGGGCCTATCACAACGAGGAAGGGCAGAGGCGAATATTGGCTGGCATGCTTCGTCACATGGCCCTTTGCTCTTCGGCCATTGAGGGAGCCTTTCCTCCACATCTTGGCTTTAGCGATGGCGGACCCGTGGAAAATAACCCAGCTGGAGATGCGATCGACGCCGGAGCGGATGAGATACTTGTAGTCTATTGCGGAGCGGAAAGCCCAAGGCCAAACGATGAGGCCTTTTGGCTGGATGATTTCACACCTCCGGCTGCAATGAAAACAGGCGTGCAAGTTTGTCTCGGTGTGCTTTCCAATATCACCACGATCAATGAGGCCATGACCGAGGCCCGCCTTGAAAAATTTGAAAAGGCGGGAGGAAAAGTGGTGGAGTGTTACAGCCGAGTTTCGGTGCCAGGTTCCATCTTGGATTTCAGCAAACAAGGCCGCTGGGATCTTGGAGCAAATGCCGCCGAGCTGGCGGCCATTGATGCGGCAAAATTAGGATGGTAAAAGATTTGTCCGTAAGGGCGAATAAGAAAATGCAGGGAATTTAGGCGTTTTGTTCGATGGGTTCAAGGCGTCTTTTCTCTGCATTTTTTTAGTTGACACATTGCACAATTATGCTATATTCATTTCCACAACCGAGGCGCACTATCCAGCGCCGCAACAAAGGAGCCCGCCAATGTTTGCAATCGAAGAAAATCAACCGCAAGAAATCCAACATACACCCACACCATGGATAAACGCAGGCATCACCCATGAAGGAGATGCAGTTCCAGGCCTTTTAATTACAGGGGCCAACAAATGCGTGGCATTCGTAACGAATTGGGATGAGGAAATGAATATCAATGAAATTCAACCACAAGTATCCGCCAATGCCGATTTCATTTTGCGTGCCTGTAATTCCCATGATGCCATGCTGGACGTTTGCAATGGGATGCAAGACTTGATCGACCGTTGCGGGCTCAAGGTCAATGCCGAATTTCAAGAGGCTTTAAATCGGGCGGTTGCCTTGGCGGAGGGAAAGGCATGAAGAATTTTTCTATACTTGTTGACGCAGATATTATCAAAACTAATTCTATCGAGGAAAAAAATGGAAAATGAACGCGCAATTTATGAGGGCTCACAAGCTTTGAGGATTGACATTGAAAACGCTCAATTTGTCAAGAATACCCAAGGCTCGGATGCGGACACGCTCAAAATCAAGGTGATCCTAATTCGCCAACAAATGATGATCGCTGATAAGGCAGATATTCCAGATTTGGAACGGATTATCCTTTGCCTCGAAACAGCCATCAAGATTCAGAAAATAATTGAGGCTCGGCCAATCAGTGCCCAACCAAGGGCACTTAACTAACGGGCATTTCGCCCAAAATGAAAGGTGGTGATCTAAATGGAAATCAACGCACTCTCAGCCATGGCCTATGGCATGGCAAAGGAAAAAGGATGGTACGATGCGGGTGGACCCTCTGCCCTTGAAAAGCACATGCTCATTGTCACGGAGATTGCCGAGGCAAGCGAAGAAGTGCGAAATAACCGCCGAGCCTTTTATTTGAGCGGCCCTGGCGGGGCAACCCCAGGATGTGAGCCCTCAACCGAGGGATTGAAGGCTTTAGAGCGCATCCTTGAAGGCCACATAGGCAAGCCAGAGGGCGAGGCCGTGGAGCTGGCGGATGCGGTGATAAGGATTGCGGATATTTTTGGCCGCAATGGCTGGGATCTCAACGCCGTGATCGAGGCTAAACTGGCATACAACGCCACTCGGCCCCATCGGCATGGCGGGAAAAAGCTCTAACTCTTTCTTGAAAGGAATTCGGACCATGGGAATTAAGGCAACTGAATACATTTACAATGGATATCCAATGCTAAAGGTGGAGTGGGAAGGAAATCAAGCCGACAAATACCCGCTTGCTCTGAGCATCGGCAAGGCAAAGAAGGCCCTGGCGGCTTATGAAAAAATTCAGGCCTTTGTTGAGGCGCACAAAAACGATCCCCGTAGACCACGCCCAGCGGCAGCACCGGAGGCCACGCTCAATCCAGATGGCACTCGGACGCCCGCTTATCGTGAGGACGCCGGAGGGGCAAGGGAAGCCTCGGGATATCGCCAATGATGATCGGATCCTTGGTCATGAAATGCGGCCCGCTTCAATGGCGATGGCCGGAGGAAAGAGAAAGATTGCATAAAAAGGCAACAAGCAATATATTTGAACTTCCCTTCTATTCAGGATACACCATGAAATGGTACGGCAAGTCACCCCTCAAGCCAGTATGGCCAGCTCAAAAGAAAGTTTACTGGCCGCTCTTTACGGTGGGCGTGATCCTTGCGGGCATTTTGTGCGTGATCTGGATGGCAATTAAAATCCACCTAAGCTAGAGAGGCAAACCCATCATGTCAGAGAATGAATCAACGGCCCTCATCACAGATGATGGCCAAGACGATAAGCTGGGCCTTTGGAGCGAGCAAACGCTCAATCGGCTCAAGACCCAGGCCCAAAACTTCTTTACCAGCGGCTTGGCACCCAAGCGTTTCCAAAATCCTCTTCAAATCATCGTTGCAGCCAGTATGGGCCGTGAGCTTGGTCTCACCTTCAATGAGTCCTTGAAGCACATCCATGTTATCGAGGGCATCCCCGCCCTTGACGCCAATATGCAGCTTGCCCTAGTCCGGGCCAGGTGCAAGACCGCAAAAATCCGCATCATTGAGCAAAACGAAAAAGCTTGCCGAATCTCGGCTTGGCGTGTTGAGGACGGTGATCTTGAGCCGGAAATTTTCAGCTATACCCATGAGGAAGTACCCCCATTTTATTTCACGGGCTTGGGTGAGATGAAACCGAAAGCAAACTGGATCAACCATGAGCCAGATATGTTGTTTGCCCGTTGCGCCACCCGAATGATCCGCCGCAAGTTTTCGGATATTCTAACTTCTGCCTATACACCCGAGGAACTTTGGGAAGCCAAAGACGCCCAAGCCGTAGTTGAGGCGGGCGGAGGTCAATCACAGGCCAAAGAAGGCGAGCCAGCCAAGCCGGGACCTATGCCACGTAGGAACGCAGCGCCCAAGCCAGAGGTCAAAGATGAGATCATTGACACGAGACAGAGCTCGGCAGAGGCAGAAAAATCGTCGATCGACGTGGCCGAGGAAGTCAAGGAAGAGGCGGACCCCATCGATCAAGACGCCATTTTGGAGCTTGTCCAGGCTTTGAGCCTCACGGATAAAGTCAACACTGTGGAAATGAGTTACAGCGCATGGAGAAGTCAGCAAAACGAAAAGAAGGCGACGGCGGAAACGATCCTCCACGGATATGAAGTTTACAACAAGCGACTTTCGGAAATCTCTTAACCCAAACTAGAAAGGCAACCCATCATGCCGGAAATCAGAATCAGTCCATCCAATTTCAATCGAGCTCTTTTATGCCCAGGCTCGCCCGCCGCCGAGGCTCCATTCCCTTGGGAGGATAACGCCCATTCCCGACACGGGCGCATGCTTCACGATCAAATGGCGCTCCTTTTTAGTGTTGGAGTCAAGGCATGGGCTGCCATCAAGAAAAATCCCGAGGTCAAGCCCGAGGATATCCCGCAACTCGAATTTTGCTACAACGAGGCCCTGGCGCTCATGCCTCCGGGCGATGATCTCATTATTTTGATCGAGCATAAATTCAACATGGCATTTCTCGGAGGCACCAACGGAACAGCCGATCTCGTGATTATCAGCCCCAGCCTCAAGGGAGCCATCACGATTGATTGGAAATTTGGAGT